ATTCACACGGATACTCACGTAGGTGTTGATGGTTCCTATGCTACATTCTCAACAGCAGGTGATGGCGTGCATCTTACTGATGCAACCCAACCATTCCTAGCAACGCTGTTCGTCAATGGCATCAACGCACTACCATAATGCCTGCAATCCTTGAACGCCTAGTTTCGCAGCTTCAAGCTAAAGGTAAATCGAAATCCTCTGCTTTCGCTATCGCCACTGCTGCTCTACAGAAGCACGGCGAGCTTAAGAAGGGTACCCAGACGGCTACGGCCAAAGGGAAGCGTAGGGGAGCTATGACTCCCGGTGCCCGCGCTAAAGACAGGGCTGCCAAGAAGTCTAAACACAAGACTTCCGACTATAAGTACAACTCTAAATCAAACCTAGCAACCCTGAGGAAGTAAATGGACATTCACCACTACTTTCACGCTGACGATCATGTTATTCGTCTTCTAAAAGAAATTATACAAAAGGAAAATACAATTATGGCTACTATGCAAGATGTCGCTGCAGCTGTCGCTGCTGAAAGCACCGTTGATGATTCGATTATCGTTCTTCTGAACGGTATCGCCCAGCAACTCAAGGATGCCTTGGCCGCCAATGACCCCGTCGCCCTTCAGGCCGTGGTTGATGGTATCCATGCTAACACCGCTAAGATCCAGGCTGCCGTTACTGCTAACACGCCCGTAGCACCCGCAGTCTAACAATGTTCGGATCAGAATGGGCTACTTTCGGTATTATCTTTACGGTAGTATCGGCAGTGTCCTCTCTGACCTGGTGGTTATCGGGGCAGTTCTCTTCGATCCGTCACTTGGTTTACGAGAGAATTGGTCTAGTCGAGAAGAATATTCTCGAGAAGCTAGAGTACCATGAAAAGCACGATGACTTCAGATTCCTAGGGATCAGTAATGATCTTTGGGACATCCGTATTCGGAATGCCGCTAAAGATGGATTGGTAATGTCTCCCATTAGACCTAAATCCGATGCCTAAGAAGAAACCCCTCTCTGACTTACAATTACGAAGGAAAGAGCGTAGAGAACTAGCTGAAGCAAACTTAGAAAGTTTCATTAATCTAGTACATCCTAAACGTCTACTAGGTAATATTCACAGAGAAGTAATCAGCTGGTGGACCTCTGGTAAATCCAAGAGTCACCAGCTATTATTGTTACCTAGAGACCACATGAAGTCAGCTTTGATAGCTTACCGTGTGGCTTGGGAACTAACTAGAGATCCTACTCTCAGAGTACTATACATTTCTAGTACATCAAATTTAGCTACTAAGCAGCTTAAGTTCATTAAGGATATCTTCACTGATGACGTATACCGCCTATACTGGCCCGATATGGTCATCACCGAAGAAGCGAAGCGAGAGAAGTGGACTGAACGAGAAATATCCTTGGATCATCCGCGAAGACGCGAGGAATCGATCCGCGATCCCAGTATATTTACTGCAGGCCTTACCTCCAATATTGTGGGCATGCATTGCGATATTGCGGTCCTAGATGACGTCGTAGTCCAGAGTAATGCCTATCTGGAAGAGGGAAGAAATAAGGTTATAGATCAATACAGTCTCTTGTCTTCTATTGAAACTGTCAATGCCCGCGAATGGGTAGTCGGTACTAGATACCACCCCAAGGACTTGTATTCCAGTTTGTTAGAGATGGAAGTAGATGAATACGACGAAATCGGAAATGTTGTTAAAGCCGAGCCTCTTTTCGAGAGTAAAGAATAACCTGTGGAAACCGCGGGAGACGGTACAGGACAGTTCATCTGGCCAAAACAACAGCGCTCAGATGGTAAATGGTTTGGGTTCGACTCAGACATTCTGGCTAAAAAGAGGGCTCAATACCTCAACAAGATACACTTTAGGGCCCAATACTACAACGACCCACATGATGTGGACTCGTCCCCCATCCAAAGAGATTTATTCCAATACTACGACCAGAACTATCTGTCCCGTAAAGATTACACCTGGTTCTTTAAGCGAGAACGCCTTAACATCGTTGCATCCGTTGACTTTGCGTATTCAACAGGAAAAAAGTCTGATTACACTAGTATTGTGGTACTGGGTGTTGATGGTCTTAATAATTATTATATTCTCGAAATAGATCGCTTCAGAACTACTAAAATATCTGAATATTTCCAACACATACTGAAACTCTATGAGAAATGGGGCTTCAGGAAGATACGAGCCGAAGTCAGCGTAGCTCAGAAGGTCATCGTAGACGATCTGAAGGAAAACTACATCAGACCTAATGGTTTGTCTCTTTCAGTAGATGAATATAGACCCTCTCGCTGGATTGGTTCCAAGGAAGAGAGGATATTCTCCATTTTAGAACCTAAATACGCCAATAGACAAATATGGCACTACCAAGCCGGTAATTGCCAGGTATTAGAGGAAGAATTGCTTTACACTAACCCAGCTCACGATGATGTTAAGGATGCTCTTGCATCTGCAATAGATTTTGCACACCCTCCCATGAATTATTACAATGTACGCAGAGGTGCTACTCCTTTATGGAATTACCATGGTAAATTCGGAGGTGTGGTATGAGATTAGTAGGCCCAGTCTTATTCCTAGCTTTACTAGCTGCAATAGCTTATATTGGTTGGGCATTTAGAGATGTCTTATTTGGAATTGGGTATCACTAATGACCGGTAAGGTAATGCCTCTGGAGAATGTAATTTCTCCTGATTTATTGGCTACAAAGATCACAGAGAAGTATATTCAGTGGGAAACCTTGCGTCAGGTCAAGAAGGACGCCTGGGAGGAAGTTCGGAGATACGTTTATGCAACTGACACAACTCAAACTACAAATTCACAACTACCTTGGAAAAACAAAACTACAATACCAAAACTATGTCAGATCCGGGATAATCTCTTTGCGAACTACATTGCAACTCTATTTCCCAAGAGAAAGTGGCTCGTCTGGGAAGCCGATAACCTAGACTCGAGTCAAGTCGCTAAACGAGACGCCATAGTCAATTACATGGCTTGGGCGCTCGATCAACCTCAATTTAAGACTGAGATTGAGAAAGTAGTACAAGATTACATCGATTTCGGTAATTGCTTTGCCACAGTCGAATGGATGGACCAAAGAGTAGAACAATCTGACAAAACACAGACTGGCTTTGTTGGTCCGGCCATTAGACGCATCAGCCCTCTAGACATCGTCTTTAATCCGACTTCAGAGAACTTCATGGAGTCTCCCAAGATTATAAGAACTATCTTGTCTCTTGGGGAGCTTAAAGAACATCTAGAACGTCTGTCTACAGATGAGAACCAAAAAGAATATGAAAAGCTTTACGGTTATATAAAAGAAATACGCTTCCACGCGCAGAATTTCCAAGGAGACTGGATACAGAAGGATCGTCTATATGCAATGGACGGTTTCACTTCTTTCCGAGACTACTTGAAATCTGACATGGTGGAAGTGCTTACTTTCTACGGCGACTGGTATGATCCCTATCAGGACACCTTTGAAAAGAATCGTGTAATTACGGTTGTAGATCGTCATAAATTGATCAATAATAAACCTAATCCGTCTTTCTATGGGTATCCTACGATCGTCCACTCACCGTGGAGACGAAAGCAAGATAACCTCTGGGGCATGGGTCCCCTAGATAATCTCGTGGGTATGCAGTATCGCATGGACCACGTAGAGAATATGAAGGCCGATATCTGGGATCTAGTGACTTATCCAGTGCAGAAGGTCAAAGGTTTCGTAGAAGAATATACTTGGCAACCAGGTGAGAAGATCTTTGTCTCCGATGAAGGAGATGTGGAACTTGTCCAACCTGAAGTGCAGATCATGCAATCCAACATGGAGATTGATAAGCTAGCCACTCAAATGGAAGAGATGGCGGGAGCCCCCAGAGAAGCCATGGGTATCCGTTCTCCAGGTGAAAAGACAAAGTACGAAGTACAGCGTCTTGAGAATGCGAGCTCACGCCTATTCCAGAATAAGATATTTCAATTCTCAGAGATGCTTGAACAGCTTCTGAACTACATGCTTGAACTAGCGCGGAGAAACTTGGCGGGCTCAACCTCAATCCGAGTCTTTGATAATGACCTCAACATCACTACCTTCCAAACTCTTACAGTCGACGACATTACTGGAGTTGGACGAATTAAGCCTGTTGGAGCTAGGCACTTTGCTGAACAAGCGGAGCTCGTACAGAACCTTACTGCGCTTACGGGATCGAACCTCTGGCAAACCGTATCTCCCCATTTCTCGGGGATTATCCTGGCTAAGATACTTGAAACTACATTTGACCTCAAGGATTATGGAGTTGTTACTCCGTACATACAGCTGGCTGAACAAGCAGATGGCCAACGATATATACAAGCTATGCAAGAGCAACTTCACCAAGAAGCCGGAACAGCAACCGGGATCGGTGGAGACTATGACGTACACCCTCAAACTGGACAATTTACTCCGCCGCCTACGACTCCTGCCAAACCGGGTTTGGGCTTACAGAGAAATCCTCCAGCTAACGCAACCCCGACGGGGACTATCGGAACGCAATGATTACTGCATGGACCAGAAATTTATCTACTCAACAGGAGAAGGACAACTTCGAAAAGGGTCTACGCTCCTCTAAATACATATTAGATCGTCTTTCAGATATTCTGACTGAAGCTGAGAACGATTTGAACAGTGCTGAAATCAGCGCTAAGAATTATGATACTCCCAACTGGGACTTCAAACAGGCTCATGTGAATGGACAGAAATCCACATTGAGAACTATTAAACGATTACTTAACCTAGACAAGGAATAATCAATGGCTGACAGCCTATTAGACGACACTGGTAACCAATCCAACAAAGACCGAGATGAACTCTTCAATAAATGGAAAGACAAAACCAAGGAAGAAATTCTCGCAGCAAAGGTAGAGGGAGACCTCTACATTAAGACTCAGAACGCTAGGATGGACGCAGTCAGAGATGACTACATCAAACTACGCGAAGAGGCCACTACGAAGGCTTCGTTACAAGAACTTATAGACCAACACAAGAAGAATCTTGCTAACACGGATACGGATCTAGAACACCTTAAAGAACCTGTAAACCAGCCCTCCCTAAAAGCCGAAGACATTGAAACACTTCTCGAAAAGAAACTTACTGAACGGGATCGTTCTACTAAGCAGACTGAGAACTTCAATTTCGTTAAGGCTAAGTTAAAGGAACTGTTTGGCGATAATGCCTCAGCTAACCTTAAACAACGTATGGATACACTTGGACTCGACCAAGCATTTACCGACGAACTAGCTAAGAATCATCCTACTGTCTTCCTAAAGACATTCGGATTGGACGAGCCAAATCGTCAAACTGATAGTTTTGCACCACCCCGCTCTACTGTAAGGCCTGACCGCTTTGCACCGGTAAAACCGAAGCGAGACTACAACTATTATCAGGAACTGCTTAAGAAAGATCCCAGGGGCTATCTAGACCCCAAACTCGCAATTCAGATGCATAACGATGCTCTTGACCTCGGTGAAGAGTTCGGATTGCCTAAGAATTAATTTAATAATTTAAGGAGACTTCATTATGGCTGGTTTTACAGACAGCAATAATCAGTATCTCATTAGGAGTCAACTTTGGTCTACACAGATCAAGGAACTTCTTCTGGATGAACTGAACGCTATGAAGTTTGTCAAAATTATTCAAGACTTCCCCGATGGCTATACGATTAATATTCCGTCGATTGGTGAAGCAGAAACTGCAGATTTCATGGAAAATCAAGCAGTCAAGTACAACTCGATGGATACAGGTAACTTTACCTTCTCCTTCGACCAGTACAAGTACTCTGCCCACTCGATCAGCGAAAAGTTTAAGCGCGATAGCTTTTACAGCTCCGATGTTATTGCCAGGTTTGTACCTCGCGAACATCGCGCCCTGATGGAAGCCGTTGAATCTCGGATATTCGCTGTTGCGAATGCCGGACAAATTGCAGGCAACCCTAACATCATCAACCTCGCCGACCATCGTTGGGTGGCTACTGGTGTTACACAATCAATCACGCTTTCCGATTTCGCTAGAGCACATTACGCCCTCACTAAGGCTAATATTCCTCTGACCAATCTGTGCGCTGTGGTTGATCCATCCGTCGCGTATACTCTTGCAACTCAGGCTAACCTCGTTAACTTGCTCTCGCCCGTCCAGATGTGGACTGACGTGACTCGTGACGGTCTTATGACTGGTTTCAAGTTCCGCTTCAACGTGTTTGGTTTTGATATCTACGTTTCTAATTACCTGCCGCCCATTGCATCGGAAACGATCAATAGCATCACGGTAACTGGTGGCGTATGTAACTATTTCTTCTCTGCAGCTCCCGGGGACACTGTTCCTTGGATCGGTGGATTCCGACAGATGCCCACTGTTTACAGTGAGTTCAATAAGGATCTTCAGCAAGAAGAATACCTCACAATCGCTGAATATGGTTTCAAGCTTTATCGCCCTGAAAACATGGTCACTATCATTACCAGCACATCCGCTGTGCCTAGCTAAGGAGAAATGATATGGTAGCAGGTTTTTGGCTTAACCAAGATGGTCTTCCGCTCCAATTCGGAACGCAGAAGGCTATCGCAGAAGTCGGAGGCGATTATCTCGTCTACGGCGAAACTCGTGAGATTGAACAGCTTATTCCACTCGTCCCCATGGCTAATGGTGTCGGTGGTATTCAGGTTCCCGCTCCACCGACATCGTTCGTTGGAACTACGACCCCGATCGCAGCTGGTATTCAGTCTTTAACTGATATTGTACCCTTACAGATTACTCCGGTGACTACTGTCTCTGGTGGTGTTATTACGTTTACAACTTCGCAGCTCTTCTTTGAGTCTGTAGAAGTTGATACGATAATTGGCGCTACTGGCGGCACCAGCATCTCAGTTGGTCTTGCAGGTATAAATCCTAACAGTCCACAACAGTACGTTCAGCTTACGCCGAACGCGGGCACGCAGCTTCTTAACGCGTTCCCAATTGCTCGTATGACTACTTCAGGTCAGAAGACTACTTATACCATTCCCGGTGCTACTACCGGTCTGGCATGGGATGCTTCTGGTACTGCAGTAGCAGGCAGTGCGTCTACGTGGCTTGGTACCGTTCCTCTTGTAACGAATGCGATTGTACCCCTTCCTCAGAAGGCGTACATCTCTACGATTGCAACCGGTGCATTTACTAATGGTCTGATTAAGCTTCGGCTTCGTTATACCCTGTACGGTAACATCAGTCAGTAATAGTTTAGGGGAGGACGCTCCCCTATTCTTACTTAAAAGGATAAATAAATGGCGGTACCTTATATTGCTAAAGAACGGGTAGTTGATCTATCCGGTAACGACATTATCTGTCGTAATATTATGACGGCTGCGGCTACAGGTGGTGCAGGCTTCAAACAACTCTGGGGTAACGGAAACGCTCCTCTGAGTAATACTTCCACCTCGTTTACTATAACTATTGCAAATATGCTTACGGGCATTGTTGTTAATAATAGTGCAGGTGCAACAGTCACTCTTGATACCGCTGCTAATATAGTAGCAGGCGTCAATACTGCTTCAGCTGGTGCTAACGTTGGTGACATGGTTGCATTTGAGTTCTCTGCTAACACTGGTACTTCTACCATTGGTACAGGAACTGGAGGCACATTTGATACTAACGTAACTGCTGGTGCAAAGGTTATTGCAATTGCAGGAGCTAAGACTATATTCGTTCGTTTGACGAATGTAACCCCTGGTTCTGAAGCTTACGTGGTCTATATGTAATGTCTAAAATAACGTTAACCAATCTTGTTAATCTCCAAAATGAAACTACGGCGGTTAACGCTATCAATGCTAACAATGCAGTAATAACAGCTGCAATGGATAATACTCTGTCTAGGGATGGAACTGCTCCTAACCCGATGAGTTCCAACCTAGACATGAATGGTAATCAAATTCTCAACCTACCAGCACCGTCTACAATAAACTCTGCAGCACGTCTTCAGGATGTTGCTGCTGGCGTACCTATTACTGTCAACAATACTCCTGGAGGAACTTCAGGACAGATACAATTTAATAATGGCGGTACCTTCGGTGGTATTGCTGTTACTGGATCTGGCAGTGTAGTAGAGTCTGTTTCCCCTACTTTCACAGGTCTTCCTGTTATTCCGTTTACACAAACAGGTGTAGGAGCCGTTGCTCGAACTATCAATTCTAAGCTGTTAGATCAATATTATACTGTTACTGATTTTGGTGCAGTAGGTAATGGTATAGCAGATGATACTGTGGCTATTCAAGCTGCTCTTACCGCAGCATGCGCCATAGGAGGAACTTGTTTCTTTCCAGCAGGCACTTACAAAATAACTGCTCAGTTAAACGTAACTGCCCATTGTGTAATAATGGGATGTGGATTTCAAGCTCCTAGTCTTTATGCAGCCAATGCTTATGATTTAAGAAGCACTGGTTTTAAAGGTAGTGTCATAGTAGCTCCTGCTAATGTTAATATATTCAACTGTGCTACCCAAGATCCAATAAGTATTGAAAAACTTCATCTTACGTATCCAGTTTCACC